AAACTACTAAAGCATCTTCCATCATTCTTAACTGATTGACAGGTTTGATTGCTTTGTGTAAATATCCTAATACAATATTATTGTTAGCATTGACTATACCACTAGGCACATAACATACACTATCTTTTGTTAATGCGATTGCATTCGCCGCCTTGATAGATATATTATTACCTATTTGTTTGCCTTCAGAATATAGAAAATATTCTTTGATTCCTGTTATAGTTTGTGTTCCTATTTCACCATCAGGTTTGCTTTTCTTAACTTCTCTAACAAACTTGATACTTCTAGGATCAATCAATCTAAGTTTTTGTATTCCCTCTTTTTGATTAGATGTATCAACGACTTTATGAAAATAAATTCTGCCGTCAACATACCATCTTTTAAATAGTTCATGAGACCTTTTATTAAAGTCTAAAAGACCCATGATAAATTTAAATTCTTCTTGTATCTGTTTTTTGATTTTATCTGAAAACTGAATATTATCAGTTATGATATTAATAGGAGCACCTTCTTCACTATCTGAAATAATTGCTTCATTAATAATATCATCAATAGCGGATTCACACTCAGGAAATAGTGCTATCTCACGATATCGTTTAATTAAATCGTGTTCGTTTTTTGCTGAATAGTCTTGATTAAGATAAGTGCCGTAAGCACCTCCCCCACCTATAGTCGATTGACCATCGTCCGGTGAAGGAAGAATTATGTCCTGCTTACTTAAACTCTTCTCTTCTTCATTTCCTCTTATCGTGAAACCGAATAATTTGAATGCCATGTTTTCTCCACTCTTAACATTAATATATCAGAAAAATGAAAAGTAAATTAGACAGTAGTATCGGTAGTTGTAGTACCACCAAGACTTCCACCTGTACTTTCAAAATACTGATATGTAAATTCACAAGTAAATTCTGCAACTGCATCATTAGTTCCAAAATCAAGAGCAATCGGTCCGATGTTAGTCGGATACGAATCCTTAATTATGTAAGACTTAATGACGGAATCATTTCTATCAAGTTGGTCAACTTGTAGGTCTACTAGATATTCTGCAGGAAATACTCTACCTCTATTAGTTTCTACATTGTTGATACCATTCTGCCATATTTCTAAAGCATCTCTGATAGCAAAAGATGTATCGTTGTAAATTGTTACTGTCCAAGGACTGAAGGTTCTTTCTCCTCCGAAGTTTACGATACGACCTCTGTAGTTAACTGGTGTGTTACCGATAGTTGAACCAGGAAGTTCAGCACCTTTACATAAAAACTCACTATCTCTACCAGCACTACCTGAGACTGCACCTGAAACATAAGAAGGAAAAGTTAGAGTAACTTTGAACTGATTTGCTCTGCTACCCCCTCCAATCATTCTAGATTTAAAATCTGAGATTGTTGCCATTTGTTTAACTCCTATTACTTATATTTATCTGTTATACGCCAGTCTCTTCGAAACTAATTCCAGTTCTTGTTGCTACAAATTTTAGAGTGATAAAGTTGATTGACCTTGCAGGTTTCACAAAAATGTCTGCTCTAAATTCATTTGCATCAATAACTGCCGCAGTATTATTAGTTGTATCACACACTACTTTAAAGTCTGTTAAACCTCGTCTTCCTTGGATATCTCTAAGGAAAGGTTCTACTAGATTTCTAAAGTTTGCTCTAGTGAATGTATCGTTAAATTCAAACAGTTGAAACTTCGCCGCAGTTGCTATTGCTTTTTCTAGAATAATGAAAAGTCTTCTTACATTAATTCTATCAAAGGCACTAGGTGCAGAAAGCATAGTTTTGTCTCCGAAGAGAACTGTGCCTTGCCCTGGGAATGATACAACTGGGTTAATTGCATTTTTATACAATGTATCTCTGTCTGCTTTGTCTGGACTATATGCTAGTTTAACTGCATTTTTAATCTGACCTCTGTTAAATCCTGCTGGACTGAAGAAAGGATCAGCGACTAAATCAGTTCTTACTAGACATCCTGCTACATCACCGTTTAGCGGTACATATCTGAAGACATCATTGTATCTGTCAAACTGATATTTGTAACCACTATCCATAACTGCAAAAGATGAATTGATATTTTGCGTAGTTCTAAAATCTTTAATATCAGTTGCAGGTGTTGATGATTGAGCATCAGCAAGTTCTGGTGATATGAATACCATACAGTCTTTTCTTACTTCAGCAACATTCTCAACAACATATTTAGATACTGTTGCAGATACGGCACCTGTAGGTATCAATGATACATCTACTGCTTCATCGTTGGCAAATTTTGCAAATCCTGTTTGCAATTCACCATCTGTTGGTGCGTTATCGTCTGTTCCTCCAGCAAGTGAACTATACATAGGTAAGTTCGTTGCGTGAGAGAATGCGTTTCCTAAAGTTCCTGCCGCTGCCCCTACATCTGCATCTAGTGAAGTATGATGTTTTCCCCAAAAGATGTATTCTGATTGTGCGTAAACAACTTCTTTATAGAAGTTTACTGAACCATTAGATGATTTTGCATCTGAGGCAACTGATAGATTTGAATATTTTTCTAGAATTGTTCCTGCAGTTCCAGTCCACAATCCATCTTCGTCAACTACGATAAGATGAATTTCATCACCTGAACCACTTCTTGCAGTTGCTTGTGCTGAAGTGCCTGGTGCCGCATCAAATTGGTCTGCATAGTACCACTCTCTAGATACCTGAACAGGTGTAGAGGATCCGTCAACTGCTACTGTTAGTCCAGTTGTTTTCCCTTTTTCTCTAATTGTTAAGGTATTTGTTGATATATTTGTTATTTCGTATTTTGTTGTATGACCAGCAAATGTGATTAAATCTCCAATCGCAAGAGTATTTCCAGCGACAACAACAACTGAAGTTGCTCCTGCTGAATTATTTTGCGTTGTAGTAGTTACATTAGATGCTGAAAATGCCGCCGCATTTTGACATTGTGATACTCTGATTGAGTTTCCTAATGTACCTGGATATCTTCCGATATAGAAATGATTACCACTACTTAATGCACTAGTCTTTGTAGTCCAGTCTGTAGTATTTTTAACTAGAATACCACTTCCTGATGCTGAAGAGTTTAAGTTTCCTGTTGCAACTCTAACTACTTGTAGGTTTGAACCATAGTCTAAAAAGTTCGCCGCAGTAAAAAATGATGAAAATGTATTGTCGTCTGGTTTTTGAAAAGTTTCTACTAGTTCGTTTTGAGAACTTATATTAATAATTTCATCAACTGGACCCCAATTAAATACACCGGCAAACCCACCTGGTGTAGTTGCAACTGCTGGCACTATGTGAGTTAGGTCTTGTTCTTGGACTAAAACTCCTGGTGAAAGTTGAAATGCCATGTTATTACTCCCGTTTAACTATTCTTCTATTTTGTAAGAATATTTATAATTCTCACTAATTTAACTCATCATCATTATAGAACCATCTATCTCCTGAGGTATCAACAAAACTACTCTGTTCTACCCTAGGTGATCCATCGTCTATGATGCCGAAGGGTGTTAACCCATCTTCTATTGCCCTCATCTTGTCATCGTATAGTTTTCGTCTTATATCTGTATCAGTCAACTCTTTAAAATATGGTTGACTTGATAAGAAGGCAAACATTACTAGACACATCGCTAAATCATCATGTGATCCTTCTTCCGCCTCATAACTTTGACCTCGGGCAACAAAAGTCGAAAGTTCATTAATTATATCAAAATCTCTAATAATAAATTTTTGTTCTTCTACTAAAGACTTTAGATTACTACATCCTAGTCTTTTTAACTGAGCGGTCGTTCTAATACCTAATTGGTTCTTAGATGCAAACCCTCCTCCTATAACTTGTCCTGCTCTACCTTTAATTTGAGAAGACAGTATATTTTCGTATTCTATCTCATTATTTAGAATATCCACAACTTGTTGACCTATATCATTTATCTCTGTTAGAACATATGCCTGATTGTATAGTGTACCTATCTTATTAATTACTGTAGGAAACATCATAGGAGATAACTGATTATCTCTAAATACTGCAACTATTTCAAAAGGCATTGATGTTACATCTACTACTACAAAAGCAGAATAATCTAATCCTACACCTCTCGCAACATCTGCCACTAGAACATAGGTCTTATCTTTTTGAGGTTCTTTATATTGAACTACACCATCTTTTTTGTATATAGGTTCTTCGTAAGGCAAAACTCTTAATGTGTTAGGACTAATTAATGTATTAGATGAACCTAAAAACTCACATTCAAATTCTTGTTGCCATTGTTCTAAACTTGTGTTCTTTATTGTTTCTTCTTTAAACTTTGCGTTACGCCCAGGTACATCTTTCCAACTAACATCTATTGCTTTATATAAGTTTCTTTTGTTTTCTGCATCTACCCACATCTTATAAAACATGTTCATACCATTAGGTGTAGAAACAACTATAACTTTTGTAGATTGCCCTGCAGTAATTGTAGGATAAACTGAACGAAAAAAATCCTCTGCGTAATGATAAGGTACGAATGCAAACTCATCTAGAAATACTAAGTTATATGAACCACCTCTAACTGCACTTGATGATGTAGCGGCGGCAACTATTTTACTACCATTTTCTAATTCTATAGAACCTTTGTTCCAAACTTTGATACCTTGTTGCAACCAAGAAGGTAATGCCTCGTATGACATATGTATCTTTGCTAATAGGTCTCTCGCTAACGCACCTTTGTTTGCTAGAATGGCACAATTAACATTTTCGTTAAATAACGAATACCATAAAATATATGAGCAAACTGTAGTAGATTTACCTGATTGTCTAGGTATCTTACATATAGAAAATCTATTCTTATGAAAAGTCTTTACCATTTTTTCTTGAAATGGGTATAGATTAAAGTTAACAAACCCTTCGTCAAGGTTTACTATCTTTATATACTTTTCAACAAAGTACACAGGATCTTTAGAGCATTTAACATATTCTTCAATTT